GGTATGTGATATTGCCCCAAATATTGCTCCACACACAGCATCAGCCAAGTCCTTTGACTTTTTGCGGGGGTGGTCAACTCTATCATTTTTCATAATCTTTAACTGTGTTAGTTCATCAAATAATAAATCAATTGCAGGCATGGCAAGTCTTTCCTCATAAACAAGCATAGCCATATCCTCATAGTGTTTTTTAGCAACAGAAACAGTATCAGTTTTCATTCCAACCTGATTTAGTTCATTTTGAATATCAAATGATTGCCAACGGTCAAATGAAACCATGCCGATATCAAACCCTATTCTTCTAAGGTTCTGAATCCATTGTTTAACTTCTGAAAGATTAACTGGGCCCTCTACCTTTGGTTCCCACCATGCTACTGCATCTACTATTACAATTGGAGCAACATGTTCGTAGTTATTAATGACTTGTATGTTTACCCATTTTTCTACATGTGCAATAGCAACAGCACACTTATCGTGCTTCTGGGCAAGGTCGGCGTGGACATAATACTTCTTGGTTGGATCTGGTTTAAATGATTCGTCAAACCTTCTAAAGTTATCCACAGGGTTTCTAAGTGTCATGCATGCTCTTACTTTTTCCTGTTGCTTAAAGAATGCATCAGAAGCAAAAGTTGGTACGCATGTAAAGCGCATCATTGCATCTCCAAGGTCAGTCATAAAAGCAATCTTGAAATCATCAATCTGTCTTGTTGGGTTTACTTCCCATGTAGGTCTTTTTAATGCAAATACTCCTGGATATTTGTATGATAGGATATGATCTTCATCCCAGGAAATTTCAAATTTATTGTTTGGGTCTGTGTCTGGAAGTAGTGGGTTAATTATAAACTCGTAGGTTCTTTCAATTACTTCTTTGTCAGCAATGACTGCATCATATTTTTCTGAGATGTAGTCTCCTGGGTATCTTGGAAAAGAAAGTAAAACTACTTTGCCAAGATCTGGAAAACGAGAGTCAACTGATCCACGAAAAGCCTTATATATATTTTCAGCAGTCTTTCCCTGTTCGTTACCTGTTCCAACCTCAGATGCAAAACCAGAGATCTCATCAAGCACTGCAAGAAGAAGGTTTAAACCCTCATGTGATTCTCTTTCTGAGTGACCAGAGTAAACAGTTATAGACTTATCAAACTCAACTGAGTCTGCTTTGGCATAAAACTTTCCAGCAAACCATGGGGATCTTTCAATCTTTGACTTAAATCCTTTAAAGAAAACATTCTTAGCCTGCTGTGCGTTAATAGCAACGTTAATTAAATCAATAGCATCTCCTGCTGGCTTACCAAAGTATTTTGCTGGGTCCTTCAAACATAAAAGTTTATATACGATATATGCACACGCTACTGTTGATACGAAGTCTTTTCCAGACCCCTTTCCAAGTTGCAGAATAATTTCATTCTTAGTATATTTTTCAAAGTATCTTGTGCCTTCTTCTTCGCCCATAAGATCTATGAGATCTTCTTTTCTATAGATTTGGCTCATTGCTTCTACAATGTCATACTGAATATCAGATAGACCAGGCTGACCTAGAAAGTTTTCACCCTCAACAAATGTTTTTGCATCTACTGGTGTTTCTTGAAAATGATTATCTTTGAGTACTTCAAGAAACTCATTGAACATCGTGGACAACTGTAATCACCTCGTTGTCTTTTGCAAATGCAGAAAGTCTACGCATAATTTCATCACGTATTTGTGGGTATTCGGAAGCAATATCTTTTAATATAAGAACTAGAACTTCTTGGCGCTTTTCAATTTCCATCATCTCTTCTGCAAGTTCTTTGTTTTCAAGCAGTCCAGCCTTCTGTAGCATATCAATACGCTTAGACTCAATGTCCATAACAAGTTTAATTGCTGCAGTCTTTGCGCTAAGATTATTTGTCATTGATGCTTCATCAATAACTTCGTATGTTCGAGAGACTAACTTGCTATAGTGTGTGTCTGCTGCTGCTAGTGCTTCTTTGGCACGAGCACGTATTGCGTCATTTGCAGATGCCATGACTTTCCACTCATTAATAAGAGTCACAACCTTTTGTCTTGGTATAGACAACTGCTTTGAAATTACAGTTGGATCATTACCCTTTAGGTATTCCTCTACAACCAAGTTTACTTGGTCTAAGTGTTTGACTAGATCTTCTTCAGTTGACATATTTTCCCTCTAGTCTATTTATTTCATCCTTGATATAAAAGATTGCCTTCTCTAAATCCTGTATAGTCTTTGCTTCATCTTTAAGTCCTGCTCTCCACAGATACTTAAAGGCATTACCAATGTTAAAATTACGATGACGAGTTATCTCAATGCACTCAATGCCAGATGGGTCTGATGTGTAGTGTAAGGGATTATTAACTTGATCAACTGTTATGTTTAGATTGTCACTCATAGGATTCCTCTTCATCAAGTTCCCAATCAAATGATTCTGGAATTCCTTTTAGCGCAGTAAAGGCAAAAGCAAAACCAACAGCGCCTGTGACAGCAAGTGCTACTAACGCTTTTTCAACTCTATTCATCGTTTCGACCTCCTTAATCCAAACTTAGCAAGGTATACGTAAATAGTCTCTAGACTAACTCCGCACTCCTTTGCAATCTCTTCTGGAGTTTTCTTATCCATAAGATATCTCTTACGCATAAAAGCCTCACTTGTATATAGTTTAGCAGCCATAGTGCTATTTGTCAACTCCAATTGCTTTCCCCCAATTTTTTAGAGCCCAGTGCCCAATACCACAAGCATCTGCTACATCGTTATCAGTAATAGTTCTGTCATATATTGTGTTGATAAACCTTATAGTTCTTTCTTTACGAAGGTTTCTTTCATAAGTCTTATACCAAGAGACAGACTTTCCAGGATTTTGCGACCTAATGTAAAGTTGCTCATCTTTAGATATTTTTTTATTTCCTATGTAATTCTGCCAAGTAATCGGTGAAACTTTTCCAATTATTTTTGTTCCAGACTGTCCTGCTGATCCAAGGATTGCTCATTGAACTAAAGCAAGATCTGCAGCAGTCTTAGGGCTATTCATGAAAACGGTATGCTCAATAATTATTGCTTCAAAGCCACCGTATATATCAAAAAAGGCTTTTACTTTTTTACCAGCATCCATAACCTTTTGATATACATCATCACCTTCAAAGTTAATTTTACCTACAGACTCAAGGTCATCTCCAGAAAATAATGCAAAGGCAAGACTATTAGTACTAGCATCAATAGCGCAAATCTTGTGTGGCTTTACTTCTAGACCCCACTTATTTTTTATCATTTATTTTTCCTTTTATCTGTTTAATTGCTTTACTGACTGCATCAGGATTTATACTGCAAGATGAACAAACTGGATCATCATTATATATAGAAAGAGGAAGAGAACAAGACTTACAAAGCCTAGTCTTTCCTTTTCTTTTTTTTCTTTTTGATTGCAGATATCTTGCTGCAATTTTTTCTTTTGTTGCAATGTCTCTGCAATTTGGTGAACAGTATATCTGATAAGAAACTGTTTGCTCAAACTGATTGTCGCAGCATTTACAATTGTTCACCGAGAATCTCCAAGGGCGCTATTTTCAATACGCCTGGACCTGCAGACTCACATGCTTTTTTAATTGGGCATGACTTGCATATCTTGGAATTTGATCTATAGTTTTTGTTTGGCAGGGTTTTATCTTCCCATGTCTTGCGAACTAATCTCATCCAATCAAATGCCTGGTCTACCCACCGACGGTAATGATCGTTTACATCTACAGGAATCAAAAGAAGTTCATGATTATTTTTATTCTCATAAATCATGACACCTGTTGGTTTCTTTAAGATCTTCATATAAATAAGTAACTGCATTAAGTGGCCAGTTTTAGCCTTACCAGATGCTTTTCTATACTCAAATCCTTCGTTCATGATTGTTTTAATTTCACCAATAAGTTCTTGGCCTTGCCAATCAAACATAACATCTCCATAACCAAAGATGGGTGGATCATCATGTTTAATCTTAAACTCTGTTGTAGGATCATTATCTTCATCACGATAAACTTTTACTATTCCAGCATTCATCATTGCATTTTGAATTCGTGCATGAGACAATGTTCCTGCAGTCATATTTGCAGAAGCATATGCATCAGCATTATCTTCAAATACCTGACCATCAAAAGCAAGATACCAGTATCTAGCACACTCACCGTGACCATAAGCAATAGTTGATGGAGCAAAAGTCTTCTTTGTTGTGTGTTTATCTACACGAGTGATCGTGTAACCTTCTTTAATCTTTGCCTCAAGACCCGCTATATCCATAGAGTGGATCGGCTTTTCTTCTGGCTTTATCATAACTGTATGTAGTAAATTCTT